GCCACTTCCTCAACTGATCTTGTAGTATACAGAGGACTTGTCAGACTGAGAAGATGCATACAAATACATTTCTTTCATTGCCTGATCTGCTTTACCATTCAGTCCAACCATCCAGTCCAAAAATCTCAACCCAGATAACTTACTATACTTCCATGATTGAGGACGTGCTTTGATAATTTCCTTGGCATCTTTAGCATTCTTAGGTAAGTTAGCAGCCTTATGTTTGTTTAAGAGTTCATAAATCTCATTTACAATTTTAGTTTGCTGAGCAACAGATGCTTTATCACTACATTCCTGCCAACTTGGTTCTGAAGGCAATCCTTTGAACCCAGCGTTTTCTAACAACTGAAAAACAACCTTACCTTGTATTTTTCCTTGAGCAGCATTCTCACCTTTCAGTTCTAACTTCCAATCGCCTCTACTATCACCACCAAAGTTTCTTGCTTGGAATTTTTGGAAAGTGGATGATCCATAATACATGTACACATCCATAGGATATTGTTTATCCCCTCTCCTTTTATTGTCAAAAGTTAAATCATATTTTACAAATCTAGCAGCATCTTTTTTCTTTCTCTCTTGAGGAGTATCTGCATTCAGTAATTTAATGCTAGGACTATTACCAAGTTTCTTCAGAGAGAATCCCACCAAATCCCTAGAAGCATTTAACTCTTGCAAATAATTATTCAGACAATCAATAGTACCTTCTGTTGCTAATTTCTTTGCGATGGCATTCTTCTTACTCTTTCTTACCATCCAAATATCAGCAGGATTCCACTTATCTTCTGTAGCAAGATTAGTTTGTTTCCTCACTTTCTTGAATGCTTTACTGATACCATCTTCAATTAATGTATCACCACGCAAGAATTCATACTCGCCAGCACGACCACCTATGGTTCTTTTAATCAGTGCAGCACCTTTCATAGAGGACTCCTTCCATTCTTTTGGAAGACCAACAATGTCTTCTATTTTGACTCCAGGGGCATCTGTAAATTTCATGCCACATTCATAGTCTTTTTCAGAGATCACTCGCAGATCTTTACACTCATACAACATTGCAGCATAGACACACTGAGCACTCTCTACAATCTTGGTAACATCAGCACCAGCACCAGAACCTCCTGATGGAGGTTTGACTTCAATCCTAATTACTTTTTTATTATTTGTATTAGGAATGGAAACATCCATCATTGGTTTCCCTTCAGGGACCAAGACTTCCAATCCTTTTTCTTTTAACGCATCAGATATTTGTTGTGTTGCTAAAGATCTTTTTGCTTGTGGAACATGAACCTTCAAAGCAATTTGAACTTTTTTGTTTGAATCAGGTGCCTCTACCTTTTTAACATCAAAAGAATAATACGCATAATCTTCCCCACCCAAGGCATCCATAACATTCCTAAAGGTAGCACTATTTGCTTCAGGGACGTTCAGTGTCATCTTTCCGAGAATCTTTAATACTATTTAGATAGTCCTTCTCTGTTTGATAGGGCATCTTGTCCCCTGTGTATATCATAATACCTTCAATTAGATCAGGTATCAACCACTGATCTACTCTATAGCAATATTGCCAGTTTACTGGTTGAATGCAGTTCATAACTACAACCTGAAAAAATGCAACCGTATGTATCCATATACTATACATTGATCTTGAGATTGAATGACATGATTATCCTAACTTCATCACTGACATTTGGTAATGTGTAATGATGAATTGATGCAGGAAAAAATATTAAAGAACCTTCATCCACATCTGATGGCGAGTGCTCTATAATACTTCCAGTCACGAAGTTACTAAACGGAGATACAAACTGAGTTGGTTTATGAACTTCTGGATTGTACTGAATAAAACATACAGCACTATATCCTACTGGACCATGATTATGTATACCATGCCACTCAGTTTTATTACAAGTTTCAAACCAAGACATAAGAATCTCAACTGAAGTAGAATCAGAGGCATTCATAAATTCTCTGATTTCTTCTCCCAAGATGTTTTGCACATTAATATTGTGCATCCCCATAAGATCTGGATCATCGTATTGAGGTCGATAATCGTTTGTAACAAGATCCATCCCACCATCAGCAGGGTGCAATAGACTTTCGTCAATCAAACTAAGGAGTTTGATCTTTTTACTTTTCCAGTTATTCACCTTGATATGAATCAAGGGAACACTGAACATTGGGGAGTTGTTTAAGAGCATCAATTAAAGTTATGAAGATTATGCCACACAGCACCGATGTTCATTTTACCATGGAAGTAACCAGCAACGATCACACTAAGAGTCGCTGCTATCACTCCCAGAAACATCAGACTCGGAACTATCGGGTTCTTCGGTAACGTCGTGTTCGATGATGAACTTTCGAGTTCGTTCTCCTCTGGAGTTGAGGGTTTCAGTTTGATACCATCTTCCATTAAGGAGTTCCGCGCAACTCACCAGAAGATTCTCCACTATCTTTCTGTTGGTCGCTTGCTTCCATCTTGGAATGATGTTGGAGTCGTTCGGGGTCGTCATTTACTGAAGGTACAATAGGGTTGCGTGAATTGTTTTTGATTACAATGAATGCATCTTTGTTGTATTTGCGAGTGCCTTTGACAGGTGCCCACTTAGTGCCAGCACCATCAATCATATAAACAGAAGTGCCTCCAATGTCAACACTGACATCATCATAGCACTCCCATCCCAACTCGGCAATAGTATCAGACAATTTGCTAGAGACACTTTTCATAATTGCTGCTGCTCTACGAGTGGCAATAATAGTGTCATCCATAACGTTGTCTTCAGGGTCAAGTTTTCCGTGCATTAGTCTTTCTTGAGAGTGATAATAATACGATCGTTTTCGTAGTCTGCTTTGAACTCTAAAGGTTTCTCTGGGTCCCAAAGCAACTCCTCATAAAGAGAATTTAGTTTTGCCATATCTTCCCACAGGGCATCTGGGTTTAATGCCATCAGACATCACCTTCCTTACGATTCTCTGAATAGTACACATCAAATGCACCATCAGGGTATCGCGCTGCAAGTTTCTCTACATTCATGGCAATGATTTCATCAATACTAACATCTAGTGCCATACATGCTTGAGCAATATACCACATGATATCACCCAATTCGCGCTTCATGTGAAACATATTTTCTTCATTGACAGGTTTGCCTTGGAAGACAATCTTCTTGACAATCTCAGTGAACTCACCTGCTTCAGCACATGCTCCTACAGCAGCAGTAAGCAATCGCTCGGCATGAAAGTCTTGCCCTTCGAGTTCTTGAAGACGATAAATGAATGCCTCATGGTCTTTCGACGGCGTGGACGTGACTGCATTGACGAACTCCAAATAGGCATCAGTGTTTACTCGCTTAGTCATACTTTAGATCTTGAAATGTTTTCTTTGCTGTGAAACGTTTTACTAGGTCAACCTTCTCTTCGGACTGACCATTGTCGATCAGATCATCTTGAGCGGATTCCTCCACATCATACAACCTCATCTTTGCTCTGTCAATACCAACACAGAATCTTTTGTTGGATGTCAGATCATTATATCTATTCTTCAACTGCTTGACCATGATTTGATTCATCCCTTCAAGTTCTTCAGTTGAAATAAGGGCAAACATAAGATCAGCAGTAGCAGGGAGACCAAAGGACTCTGAAGTATCAGTAAGGTCAACATCAGTGCTACCATAACCAGAGCGAGTGGTCTGCGTGGCAGATACGATAGGGACGTTTGCCTCAACAGCCAAGCCTCGAAGTTCTTCTGCAATAGATTTAATATAGCTATATGAATTGATAGTACCACCCTGGCGATAGCGAGAGGAAGCACATATATTAAGGTAATCAATAAAAATAATGTCAGGTCTAAATGACTTCTTGAGAGAAAGGTCATTGAGCAAAGCACGAAAATGTCCAACGTGTGCAGATGCAGTGGGATATTCTTTGATGATCAACTTACCTTGAGTTTTCTTACTGAGGTTTTGAATCTTCTTCTGAAACATGTTCTTAGGAAGATCAGCAAGTTTCTGGATGTTGATATTTAGAAGGTTGGCATCAATTCGTTCAGCAATCTTTTCTTCTGCCATCTCACATGTGATGTACAGAACATTTTTACCCTGCAACAACGTTGCTGATGCTACATGACACATAAACAAAGACTTACCAACACCAGTGCCAGCTAGTGCAATGTTGAGACTTTTATTAGTGAGACCACCTTTAGTAATTTTATTAAAGAACTCTAGATCAAAAGGTATTTTGTTTTCTACCCTATGATAGAAATCATAACGCTCTTCTGCATCTGAGACATAATCATGACCAATGTGTTGGTCAAAACCTACTGCTAGTGCATCCGCAAGAATCTGAGGAATCGAACCTTTATCCCTCGTGGAATCTTGCCCGTCAGCAATCTTGACAGATTCCATAAGCGATAGGTAGATCGCACGCTCTTGACACCACTTTTCCGTAGTATCAACGATCCAATCGTAGTCTGCGGGATCATCGGAAAGGACATTTAAAACTTGGATAACTTCTTTGAATTGATCTTCGTTGAGATCATTTCGTTCCTGACATTCTATACCAATTGCGTTGACAGATGGTAACGCATCATACTGACTGATGTATTCGTGAATCTCCAGAAAGATAATCTTATTAGATCTATCTGTGAAGTAATCCGACTTGAGGAAAGGTAATACCTTCCTAGCATACTTCTCATGATACATGAGGTTGCTTAGAATGGTTACTTCGAGATTCATAGGTAGTGCAAATACGATCCAACAATATATTTGGAACCACTCAGAGGTGGTTGACCAGAGTGTCTGTACTGCCAGTTGGCAGGGAACACTAGTATTCTACCACGTTCGGGGGTGATACTGTGACGTAGTTTTGGAAAATTAGTTTCCCCACCCATTGTTACATCATTTAGATATAGAAAACAAACTAGAAATCTTCGTGCCGAATTGTAGTTACCAACATCAACATGATCTTTGAACTGATCATGATTGTTTGCTTGATACATCTTAACTCTATTCTCCTCAAAGGCATACTCTGCAGGAAAATCTATCTCAACGTCAAGATCACGCATGTAGAGTTCTACAGCATCGATAAAATAATTGGTTAGTTTATTCTGAATACTTACCCATGCAGGATCCTTTTCTCCATATCTTTTTGAGATATTGAGTTCAGTAAAAGTAGGGCGACATTCTCTATCAAGATACTCAGTGTGTGGAGACTTATCAAATGCATCCATAATCGACTGACAGAATGTTGCAGGAACGATTCCATCATAGCAGCGAATATAATCTTTAAGGTCAGTTGCCATAGCGGAACTCCTTAGCTGCTGCTTCATCCAATGCTTGCATCACTTCGGGGGTGAAATACTTTTCTGGATCAGCGAGAATAGACTTAGGATAAAGAGTAGATTCACCAATGACAATACGATTCCCCCGCTTGGTGAATACTCCGTATTTCTCACCCAGTTCCAGTAGTCCGTAATACCTGTCAAGTCCACGATCGTAATAAAGTCGGGTTTCAACTTGCGAGTTCTCCTTTGTTAGTCGGGATTTTGCTGCTTTGCATTTGATAATATTGCCAACAACCTCTGTACCGTCCTTCTCCTTCTTCTTTGATAGATATATAATTGTTGATGAAGCGTACTTGAGTCCACTTCCTCCTCCCATTTCTTTAGTTGGAATATAACTTCCGATTACATCATATGTATGATTTGTAACCAACATTGGAACATTTGCTTTACCTAATTTGAGCGTTAGCACACGGAAGGCACCCTTGATCAACTGACTCTTAGTCATGTCACGAACCTGTTTGTCATTGGCAACATCTTCAACTTCCTTGGTGGTAGAAAGCATACCCAAAGAATCCAAGACGAACATCATAGGTTTACGATCTTCTTCTTTCTGTTCCATATACTTGTCAAGAATACGACAAGACTGAGTTCGGAACTCTTCAATTGTAGATACAGGCACAATCATCATACGATCAGCAGCAATACCACGATCGACAATCATCTGCTTTGAGATAGCAGACTCAGACTCAAAATAAATTACCCCAGCATCGGGATTTGATTCAAGAAAATGCTGGACAATCCCAAGGCAAAAGAAAGTCTTGCCAGTAGAAGACTCACCAGCGATAGCCGTGATCTTGTTTCCAGGGACACCTCCGTAGATTGAACCACTAACCAAAGCATTGAAAACATAACTACCAGTGTCAATGAAACCAGCAGTGTCTCCTGCTGCAACACCATCTGATACAAGTCCAGCATATTCATTACCAATCTCCTTTGCTACTTCCTGCAAAAAATTCACTCTTTGACCTCCAATAATGACGTGATAAAGTTAGAACGTTTCATGGCACGTTCAAACCATTGTGCTTCTTTGTGATCATCAAATACTTTTTCTTCTCGTGCTGAGAATCCAAATGCATTTTGATAAGTTACAATAAATCTCGTTTTCTTCATCCGAATAGGAACTCCAGTGATGCGACTTTTTCAGGTTGCCACCCAATAGTATCCATAATAACTTTGATCGGTTCAAGGAAACTCTTTGAGAATTGTAGATCATAGTCTACCTGTTTGTCAAGTCCAAACTCCTTCGGGAATGTATTCAGATAACTGATTACATTCTCACTAATCTTGTTTGGGGTCTTCAGATACACAAACTTGATCTTCTCACCATCTTGAATCAAAGGATACTTGTGAGTCAGTTTGTTTTTCTTATTATGGAAGTTGTAGAGCAATGCTCCTCTGACATGAATGGGTGTGCCTTTACCATAAATTGTCACGGGGTGTGACCACTTATTTAGATTGTTACAACCTCGTGGAAATGAAATATCTTCGATCGGCAACGATGTAAACTCCTCCCGAAAATCTGCAATAAACTTCTGTGCCTGCTCCTCAGACTCATTCATAATCACCTTCATACATTCCCTAATTGCTGTACGACATGCAGCAGGAGTAGAAGACTTTACTGCCTCCAGACCCATGATCTTGAGTTTAGGTTTCTCATAGCGAACACCCTCGCTATCCCAGACGTTGAGGATGTATCGTTTCTTAGCAGTCCAGATACCTTTGTTGGCGATGTTCTCTCGCTTCATGAACATCTTCTGTTCATAGGCACCAACGTAGTCTGCTAGTTCCTTGTAAGATTTGTCGATGTATGGTTCAATTCGTTCTTTACAAGCGGTGTCGAGGAAGTTAACGATCCTCTCTTTAGAAACATCTTTACCATCAAATACTGAGCGAACGAGTAGATCAAGACAGATATAGATGCTGTCAGTATCGGAAGCAATAACATAATCGTGATCCTCTGTTTTGAGTAGTTTGTTTAGATACTGATTTACTTTCCCTTCAATCCATCTAATCGAGACTTGCCCGCTAAGAGTAATCGCCTCAGCATTTGCAAGATTGTAGTATCGAAAGTATTGGTTTCCGATGGCACCATAGGCAGAGTTGAGTTGGATCTTTCTTGCCATTTGGATGTTGTTAAACTTTGAGATATCCTTTTGTAATGC